TCGCTTGTCGACTTTGAACCGGCCTGACCGCATGCGCTCCGCGATGTCGCGCGAGACCGCGTCAGCCATGACCGGCGTTTCCTTGGTTGGTTCGGCGAGTGTGTTGCAACCGCGATCGAGCAGCTTCTCGACCAGTTCCCTGGCGCTCGCCTCCCAGGCGATCGGCACCCAGCGGCCGTGACGGTTCAGTCCTTCCGCGATGATCACCAGCGGCTCGCGCCGGTACACCGCGCAGTCCCATAGATGCAGGACATCAGCCTTCTTGTCGTGCGCCACCCACACTGCGGCGGCGCCGCCTTCGGGCTGGAAGTGAACGCCAGCGATGCACAGCCAGTCGTTCTCGATCACGATCAGACACCGCCGCGCTTGCCTGGGTCCACCATCGGCTTCGAAGCGACCTCATGCGCGCGGCTCTCGGTCTTCTTCGTCTCGCTCTCCTTGCTCGACTTCGTGATCGCCTGATGCTTCGGCTTCATGGTCGCATCCTGCTTCGCCATGTCCTCCTGCGAACGCACTTGGATCGGGTTCTGCGGGTAGTCGACATTGGGCCATGACTTGTCGGGCATGTCGGTCTCCTACTTCGGTTTCGGTATGCGGGCTCCGGCTTCGCGCGCCTTCGACAGCGCGATCGCCGTGCGCTGCTTCTTCGCAGCGTCCGGACCATGCATAGCATAGGTCCGCTTCACCTGCTTGGGCGTGTTGGCGTGAACCTCGCTGAAGGCGCGATGCACGAGCTTCTCGGTCTTGGTTGGTTTCTTCATCGCCTCGGCGTCCCGTAGTTGGGAATGTGGATTTCATACTCGCCGGTCGCGGGGCTCTCCAGCACGCCACCCAGCGCGCGTGCCATCAGTGGCGCCACCCGGTCGTACACCTTGTCGTGCGTTCGCGTGGCGCCGGTAAACTTCAGCGTGTCGGCGCCGTAGGTTTGCAGGTAGTCCTTCACGGCGCCATAGACCTCTTCCAGTCGACCAATGCCCTGCTTCGTGCTACCGGGCGGCCGATCTCGGTGCATACCACCTTCACCGTGGGGACCGACGAACGTCACCGTCGCGACATCCCTGCCGTCCTCCTCCGCCTTCTCCACCGTCACCCGCACACCGGACTTGGTGACCGCGCGATGCATGTCGCCGTCGAAGTGTTCGGCCCAGTGCAGCTTGAATGCCGGATCGTACTCTGCCGGTCGCTTGGGCGCCTCGCCGCGCCCGCCTTCCAGCAGCATCTCGCCTTGACCGGGGACGCCTCTGCCGCCGCCACCGTAATTCGGGATCGCGCCCTCGGTCGTGTTCATCGGATTGATCCCTCTCTGTAGCCGGTCCCAAATCACGGGCGTCAGGAGCCCGGCGCCGGAGAGGATATCGGGTCGCACCTGCGCTGGGCCAAGTAGCCCGGCAGGCGCATTCGAGCGGTCGAGCAGCCCCTGCGATGTGCCGCCCATCCTGCGCTGCATCATCTGAGCCGTCAGCGGGTCGAGCAGCGGCTGCTGCGGGAATTGCGTCACTGGCGCCATCGCGGCACGTCGCGGATCAGGCAGTAGGGGCATCACACTGTCTCCAGCAGCCGATCGACCGGCACCTGATACACATGCTGCTCATGGCTCTTGGCGACCGCAAGGTGCGTCGCCATCGCCAGCGCGACCATGCCGTCGATCCTACCCCGTGAGCGTTTCTTGTCGAGCGATCGATTGTTCCTGGGATCGCGGATCACCACCGCGTTCGCCGCGCACATCTTGAGCACCGGCTGCCCACCGTGGCGGAGCTTGCGATCGCGGATTTGACCTTCCAGCACGTTCAGCGCCGGGCTCATCGAGAACCACCCCTGCTTGAACGGCACGAACACGCTGTCGACCCGGCTCTCGGACAGCCCGGCCTTGATCAGCCACGGGCGAAGCTGGGACATGTTCCACGGGTCGTATGCGATCGCCTGGATGTCGCGCATGGCAATCAGGTTCGCCAGATAGTTCGCCACGAACTCGTACTGAATGCTGCGCCCTGGCGTCGTGTCAAGGAAGCCTTGCTTGTTCCAAACGTCGTAGATCACCCGGTCCTGGCGCGATCGCTCCTCCAGGCCCTCCCCAGGCAGCCAGAACACGCATTCCGTGTCGAGGAACCCGCTGGTCATCGACACCATGATCAGCGCGGTCAAGTCGTTGCACGACGACAGGTCGAGACCGCAGTAAATCTCCCGCGTCAGCTTCGCCGGAGCGTCGCCGCACGCATTCCACTCCGACAGCGTGATGAACGGGTTCGACGCCTCGACACGCTGGTTGAGAATGAGGTTCCTGAACTCCGCCTCCCTGCTGGGCATGCGCCGAGCAGCCCGCGCCATGTCCATGACCTCGCGCGCATTCTGGAACTGCTCAAGAGCCGGGTTCGCCTTGCTGATCGTCGCCTTGGCGAACGGATCATCGCTCTCCGGCGCCGAGTACATGAACAGCTTGGTGCGCGGGTCGGTGTTCGTCAGTGCGTCGTCGATGAGGACCGACAGGAGGTCGCTATCGTTCGGTGATTGAGTAGATATCACGATTGACAGCGGTGCCTCCTGCGCTCCGGTCGCTGTCTCCAACGCCTCGTACAGAGGGTGTCGCGTCCCTCGTACTTGGCCCAACTCATCATGACAGATGAATACCGGAGACAGCCCAAAGTTCGTGCTCGCGTCGGCGCTCAGTGCTGTGTAGAGCGTGCCGAAGTGCGGGCAGTATAGCTGCTTGACCGTGTCGCGGATGACCACTTCCTCGCGCATGGTCGGCGACAGCCTGACGATCTTCGCCGCCAGCCGGAACAGGATGGCAGCTTGGTCGCGCGACAGCGCGGATGAGTACAGTTCGCTGTTGTCCCTCGCCTCGATGCCGCACAGGTGCAGCAGAAGCAGCACCGCCGCGAGGCACGTCTTGCCGTTCTTCCGTCCGAACGTGATGATCGCCCGGCGGGTCGGCGACCCGTAGATGCCCTGGATGATCTTCTTCTGCCAGGGACGCAGCTTGAACGGTTTGCCCATCAGCTTGCCGTCGGGAATGACGCAGTTCGTCTCGATCCACTCGACGATCTCTGCCGGGCTATTTATCCCACGGCTTTGGACCGCCGGAGGCTTTCGTTTTACCGCCGAAGGCTTTGAACTCGCGCGTCGCATAAGCCAACCCCAATCTCACCGACTGCATGGCGAGCATCCTGCTCTCGCGAGCGTGCATCTCCAGCAGCTTGTTGTAGTCCTTGACCGTCGCCTCGGCATTCTCGCCGAGATCACGCATCCGCTGACCGATCTCGCGGGCAGCCGCGACGTGTCGGCAGTACGCCTCCAGCACCCCATACATCGGCCGCTGGAAATAGTCAGCAGCCATCCCGGCCACGATCGCCCGCCACTCCTCCGCCTCCGGGTCCGACAGCCAGACCGGCGGATCAGGGCGCCGAACCGTCGCAACCGCCGTCCCCTTCGGGACCACGCGGAGTTCAGCAGCAGATTTTCGTCCTCTAGCGCCCATTGTAGGTCCGGTTCCTCTCGGATTATGGAAATGACCTCACACCCCTGCGGTCCCCTTGCATGGCAGACCACCCTATGGGGAGGCCCCCCACCCCTTCGCTGTGGCAGGCTATTCAGCCCTTGCTTCGGTTGATTGCTGCCTTGCGCTTGGCAGCGTACATGAAGCGAGCAGTGTATTGCTCATCGTAAGCAGCACCATGATTGCGTAGCTGATCAGCCTGATCCTCAAGCCAGTCTGCTATTTCCTCCCTCCTGTCGAGTGACGAGGTCGGTAGTTGACTGACCATCAGTTGCGCTTGGTGTGCATCCTTCATCGCTGCTCTCCTCCACCATGTAGTCCTTCAACGCACCACGATAGATCATCTCACCAACGTGACCCAACTCGATGGTCGGGTCTAGCCATGTCATGTACCCAAGGTGTGCTGCCTTGGCGAAGAAGCCTGTGTCCTCGCTGATGAACTCGTACTCAGCACCGGCTGCGATCGCGCGCTCCGTGGGCGCCAGTCGCTCATCGAAGATGGCACGACATGGTGCTTGCTCACCGTACCACACCAATGGTGCGCGCTTGGCTAAGGCCTCCATCACCTTGCGTTGAACACAACAGAAGCCAATGCCATCAGCATCGAACACGAGCGGCTCGCGTCGCTTCGGGTACGCACCACGCACGAGTGGCTTGTCTTGCGCCTGCGATAGGATGCGAAGGAAGCTCTCGACCTTCCAGTCCATGTCGCTGTCGATGAAGAACAGATGCGTGGCATCGCTGTCGAGGAACGCTTGCGCGCATCTGTTGCGTGCTGCCGTCACCACTGACTGCGCGACTGGGATCACAACCTTCAACGGTATCTTGTTGCCGGTGCATGCTGCCACCGTGGAGCACAGCGCCATCACCGTGGCTGCTGGTATCGGTCTATGCGCTGGCATTGCCAGCATGACTGATGTCATGGTGACACTGTCACCCCGTTGGCCGCAGCGAATGCGACTGGGTCGGTGAGTTCTTGGACCGGCACCAGATTGCATAGCTGGTACGCAGTCACCGCACCGCGCACCTGCGTCCTCACCACTCTGTCTGTCGGCAACAGCGCGACATTCAAGTCACGTAGTTCGGTGGCAGTCATTGTGTCTTCTCCTCGTTCCAGTGATGGCACGGATCAGTCGGTGTGCCATCCTCGTTGAACATCGTCTCACGCACTGGATGCATCGCCTTCGCTGTCTTCACGT